CGACTAAAGAACCCGCTGACGATCATGTTGCACTCGGCCCGTGAGTAGGCGTAGCCATCGACGGGGCTGACGGGTGTGGGGATCGTGTCGCCGTTCTTGTACCAGCCCATATAAATCGGTTCAGTCCGCACTGCCGCGAACTTGGCGATGGCCAGCAGCTTCGTCAGATCATCGTCCTCGACCGGTTGATCTGCGGCAAAGTTGGCTGGATCGAGGTCGAAGAACCCCGGCGGCCCGAAAGCGAAAGTCATTTGCGACATAGCTTTTTACCAGTAAGGAACGTAGCGCGGCGTGCCTGCCACATTGATCACGACGCATCCAGCCGCTCCAGAGAGGCTGCCGCAGCTGCTTGCTGCAGCCGTGGTGCCGCCGAATCCGATTTGGCTTACGCTCACCGTGGGCGCCGCCGCTGTGAAGATCGCTCCTGGGCCGGAAAACCGAAAGCTGCCGTCGATCCTCCCCTGAACCACTGCACTAGAATTTAGCCATTGAAATAAATCATTCGAGTCTGAGGGACCCTGCTGAATCATCACGGGCCCGGCAATGCTGTCGTCTTGTAGAAATTCCAATCCTGGGGGGCCGACGACAATGGATTGCATAGGGACATAATCCCCGTTACCAGTCACGCCAAGAACAAGGTTAAGCCCACCGCTGCTATCAACAGGATCCGCGCCCGTGTAGTAATAACCGAGGACCGTGCTAAGAGACTCATGCGCCCCAAACGTCCAACTCGCTCCGCTTCCCCCGATAATCTTACAGTTTGTGGTGGTTGAGACGTCGCCAATCACGAAAGCAAGCTGCGCCGGAAGGCTGAGAGTGCAATCGTGGCACTCGAACCTCCCATCATTGGCGTGGATTCCCTTCCCCGTCCCATTGGCGTTCTCGAACGCAGTAGCCTGAAAGTTTACGTAGGTCGCGGCTGCTCCAGGCTGCGTGATCTTTACGAGTTCGCCGCTGGCGTTGCCCTCGATTTCTCCGGCCAGAAAAGTGATTGGCGCGCCACCCTGGATATCCACATAGGTCGTGCTGGCAACGTTCGCGGTCAAGTTGATGCTGTCAAAATCGACTGAATTCGAATATCCCTCCGTATGGATTGGCACGGTGCACGACTGGGGCTTAATCCTGCTGAAACGTTCGAGTTGCGCGTTCTTGAGGAAGATACAGTACGCCCAAACCGTCGTGGGCGCGTTCGTCGCGCTGAGGCGCACATCCTCGACGACTACATCGGCAGCCGCACTTGAGGCATCTTCGATATCAATGGCCTTACCGGAGGAGCCGTTTCCTGCGACCAGCCCGAGGTTGTAGAGCCGCGCGTAGTTCGCTGTGTTCGGCCACACAAAACCGTTGGTAACGCTGGTGAAGGTGACGCTGATATCGTCGCCTATGCCCCGGACGTTCACGCCCGCCGCCATATTAATGGCTGCTGTCGCGATGGGCACACTCGCCCGAACCTCAACCTCGCCGCCTCCCGCGGCGGCGACCGCAGCGATTGCCTCCTGAATGCCGCCCGTCAAGGAACCAGAGGTGTAATCACTGGCCAGATAGATTTTGGGAATTCCCTTGCCTTGGATCCCCAGAGAGAAAGTTTGCAGCGCTGTCCAGGTATTGGCCACACCTATAGCAGCATGGGGGCCGCCTTGACCGATAAGCTGGCCCAGGCTGCCAATCAAAAGCATTCCGCCCAGCACCCAAACCGTCGCGATGAAATTCTTGCGCATGGTTCAACCCTCAGAAAATCGTATGGCCCGCGTCGCCATTGGAGTATTTCCCCGTCGCTGCCGAACTCACAAACATATACGTGTTTTTCTGCGCATCCGAGGCTGAGGTGTAAACCGGGACGCTCGATACCGCCGGCGCGATCTTCCATGGCCCGGTGACTGTCAGCGTCGTAGGTGGCGGGCTGGGATTCGCGTAGGTCCGGTCCGCCACGGTCGACAGCCGCATGAAGCGCGTGTCGAGCACGGTCAGATCGATAGAACCATCGTTGTAATTCGGCTGGCGATCGATCACCTCGCAGAGCACACTGGTGATCCCGCGAGTGCCCGTCATGACGTCAACGACCAGGGGATGCGTGAGCGCAATGAAGTCGCCCACCTCGAGCTTAATCCCCGCGAAGAACGCCTTGATCTTGTAGGACGGCGTCGCCCCGTAAGGGATCCCCGAATGGCGGCGGAAGATGCGGTCCGCCAGGATATATCCGCGCAAGTAGCCGCCGTAGTTGGTGCGCAGCCCTTGCAGGTCCACCGTCACTCTGAATTCTTGCTTGTACGTGTCGATAGACTCCTGCTGCTGGAATAGGAAGGTGCCGTTGTAGGTGCGTGCGGCGATCTGGGTCTGCGCATCGTCCACGTCCATATTGATCTGGACGGAGTTCACCACGTCGAGCCGATCGATCTCCGGAGTTCCTACAATCTGCCGCGCACTGAGTGCCAGAGCGTTTCCCAGCGTCACCATATAGGGTACGTTGTATTCAAGGAGTCCCGTGTTGACCGTCAGGTGCAAGATGCTGGCATTCAGGACCTCCTCGATCACGTAAGGGCCGTCTGGCGTCGGAAAAAGCTGGCCGTTCCACGACCCGTCCGTGAGAAAGGCATCGCCGGACATCAGCCCTACGGCGTTGTCATTGATGACTACAGTGCCGATGCTGGTGCTCTGCGTAACGAGATTCGCCGGCGACTTCATGCTCTTGACGAAAAGCTGTCCGGTGCTTTTGACGATCGTATAGAGCCCCAGCGGCTTCAGGATCTGGTCTTCGAGCCAGCCCTTGGCGTCGGTGGCGCTGGTGATTTTGAACTCCATGCGATCGCCGGAGAAAGGGCCGTCGCGCAGTGCCAGCAGTTGCGGCACGTCGAGCCAGGCGTTTGGATTGATCAGCGTCGCGTCGTTGCCCGGCGTGTAGAGCTGCCAGCTCGCCGGCGCGCCCATGTTCGTCTGCCCGATGCCCAATTCGTTCTGAGCGACGAACAGGAAAATATCGATGGGGTTGCCGCAAATCCAGCGGGGGTTCGTGTCGCTCACATCCTCGCCGTTGCCGAAGAAAGAATCCCCGATCGGCGGCTCGTCTCCGGCCTTGCCCGTGCCAAGCTGGGCAAGCTGCCAGTAGATTCCGCCGCTTCCCGCCGAGCCAATCTGCGCGCAAACCCAAGTGACCGTGCCATCGGTGGTCAGATTGCCGACCACGGCCTGCCAGACGCCTGGCGCCGTGCCGCCAGAAATCCCGGCAACATAAACCTGCTGGATGTTGCCATTCGAGTCGACAATCTGGAATCCCAAGTTGAAATTACTGCTCGCGGCCCAGGCTCCCCGCGGCGGCGATCCATCTGGGGTCAGAGCTTCGAGCACCGTGGACCATGTCGGCGCCGCAAGCCCGCTCGTGCCGGGGCTCCAAACTTCCTGCACGTTGCCATTCGCGTCGCTAATCTGATAGCCGACCGGGTAATAGGCGCTGGCAATCCACTCGGGCGGCTGCGGGCCGCCTTCGAGGAAGATGTAAGCCTTCATGAAACGCTGGGGATCGGACAACGGGATAATCATGTTTCCGGAGCTCGCCATCTTGATCGGCATCAACTGCATGGTGTGCAGGACGACGAAGTCCGCCAAGTCCATGCCGGGGAAGCCCAGCGAGAACATGGCGGTGGTGCCGATGGCGCCGGAGGACGCTGCCAGGCCCTTCAGGACGCCGGCGGGGTCGTTGCACTCGATGTCGAGCGAACCAATCGAGCTTTGCCCATCGAGCTCGCTAATCGATTGCGATGCGCCGCTCGGCACAACCATGAACGGCATCACGGGTCCGATGCCCGTCGCGTCCGTTACGCCCTGGTCTCCCGCCTTGAAAGACCCGATGCAGACGTGGAAATCCGGGATCCGCAGCAGATAGAGCGGATGCTTGAACTGCGCGGCGAGCGCCGTTTCCCAGGTCGAATTTCCAGTAATCACGAAGAGCTTCCTTAGTTTTCAGTTGTCAGTTCTCAGTCATCAGTTACGCTTCTTACCAAGAGGCTCATCTACACGATTCCCTTAGCCGCAGTAACACTTTCCATGCACCTTTTTGTAGACTTTCGAATCCTTAGCTAGCCAGCCGGTCAGTTTCTCTGAAGCCAAATTGAAGGTCATTGACCAGATCGGACCCTCCGGTTCTCCATTGTTCATCTTCCAGACTCTCCGCAATTCAGCCACGGGAAGACCGTGTGTCATTGCTACCGAAAGAGCGTGGAACCCCGCTGCCAGCGATCCTATGAAATCGACTGTTGGTTCGGAATAAGAATGCGCGTCGCCGTTGTCTTTCCCGGAACCCTGTCCAAATGGCCCCGATGCGGCACACGATTGGCAGGTTTCTACACCGTTCTCACTAAGAATTCTGACAATCTGTCGAATTCCCGGGTCAATCCCAGCGTATTGGTCCACTTTCTTTTTCCTCATGGCCACCCCACATCCTCTCGAAACTTCACGGAAAAGGTAAACAGTCCCGAGCTTTTGTACTTCGTCTCCCAGTTCGTGTCCTCCAGGAGATATGTAGTCTTCGGAATGTTGTACGACGCCGGCGGAGTGAAGTCGAAAGGCCCGCCGAGGCCCGCGTAGTCCATAAACAGCGACCAATTCGTCAGGTCGGCTCCCGTCGCCACAAGGATATCGAAGCTCAAGAATTTTTCGATGCGCTCGAGCAGTGATTCCCGAACCCCGCTCGATGCGACGTTGTCGTGCCGGACGAAATTGCGAGAGAATCGCGGCACGTTCCTGGGCGGATAGACAAACGTGAAACCGGTCAGGCTGCCGCCCACCGGCGTGTAAGCGATCACTCCCCAACCCAGCGCCGAGGCGGTTTCCCACTCTCCAGTGGCGCCCTGAATGCGGATCACCCAGGGACTCAGCGCATAGATGCAAGGATAGCCAGCATCGAAAGTCACGGAGGTGGAGATTAGTTCGCCGAGTAGGTTGATTCCCATCTGCCACGATGTCAGCGTCTGGCTCGTAAAGTCGTTCAGGATGACGGTGGCAGGTGTCTGCGGGCTGACTGGGATCGGGTCAAAGACACCATTGCCGAGGATCGTGATATTCCAAGTGTTCCCGCCGGAATCGTTGAGGTAGAGCATCAGAATTCAGTTCTCGGTTATCAGTTGTCAGTTGTCAGTTATCAGTAAGACCCTTAACTGATGACTGACAACTGATGACTTCCTTTCTACCTTCCTCCGTAAGGCGTCTGGACGCGCGACACCCGCGCGATCAGGTTCGCATCGTTGTGCTGGACGGCATGGCTGAGCGATGGAATGATGGCCGTGGCGAACTGTCTGCCGTCGAGGTGCAAATTCACTACCAGAGACGACCGCTGCGGGCTGGACGCTCCCGGCGCCAGCGCCGCCTGCGACCCGGCCACCGTGCCCGCGGCAGTCGCGGGCCCCGTAGCGCTTCCGCCAGCGCCCCCGCGACCACCGCTCTGCCCGGCGACTACGCCATACTCCGCCGCCGCCAGCAAATGCTGCGCTCCGGACCAGTAATCATATCGAGCGAACGCCGCATAAGCCTGCGCCGTTTCCCAAATCGCCTCGGTGATCGCTGCGGCCTTGCGAAAGCCCAAAGTCTGCAGGAGCGAAACGCCCGCCATCATCGTGGCTTTTTCTTGCTCTATTTGAAGCTGTTTCAGGGAAGCGATGCGTTGCTGATTGAATATAACCTCAGCCTCTGCCTCCTGCTTTTTTACGGCCTCCAGCTTATCGGCGCTTGCCTTGCCTGCGGCAACTTCGCGTTCTAACTGCGCGACGTATCGCCGGGAAGCATCAATCTGCCGCTCGTATTCGAGCTCGATTTTGCGGCGCGCCGGGATGTCTCGGTTTTGAATCTCCTCGGTGATTTCCTTGCTCCGCTGCGACATCTGGACTAGCTTGTCATTCTCGAGGGCGAGCCAGGGCAGCGCGTTCTTCTCGGCATCAGTGAGTTTCCACTGAGCATCGCCGAGTTGGGTGAAGAGGCCAACCGCTTCGCCGATGTGCTTCGAATGCAGGCCGAGAGCTTTGTCCGCTTCTTTTTCGAGCTCGAGCTGCTCGGCAGCATCATGCTTCGACATGGTCTCCCAGAGCTTCTCGTAGTGCGCCTGTTCCTTCACCAATTCCTGATTGAATCTATTCAAAGCCTCAAGGCGGCGCGCCTCCGCCGCTGCAGCCTTCTCTGCTGCCTGCTTGTTCTTCTTATGCTGTTTGTCCTCATCTTCGCCCAGGATTTTGACGACCGAATCGCGGAGCTTCTGATCCTCGGCCAACTGTTTCTCGGCCGCCGCCAGGTTTTTAGACTCGCCAAACCAGAAGTGATAGGCCTGGACAAGCTGCCCGGTCATAGTGTTCAGCCGACCGGTTCCATCTTCGGTGTCCTTGAGCCGTTGGATGGTGGCTTCTTCCTGGGCTACCTGTGCGACCAAAAGGCTTGCTTGGGTCCTGGCGTAATCCAAGCTATGTTTCGCCAGGCTCTCCATGATCGAGTCGTTCTCTCGCGCGGCCGCGGCCATGACCTTCTGCGCGGCGGCGACTCCGTTGAATTCATCGGCGAGCTTATGCACCTTTTCGGCAAACCTGATCACTTCCTCGACCGCAAACACGCCGAGGAATGCGGTGCCGAGACTCGCGATGTCGGGGAGCATTTTCGCGATCGCGCTCGAGACGGCGCGGGGAAGGTGCACCCCCGCCTCTTCGGAAAGCAGCCGCACGGTTTCGCGGTTGCTCAGCAGGGCGTCGTTCAACGGTTTGGTAGCGCCGGCCGCTTGGTTAAACCCGGTCCCTACATTCCCTGCAAATTGGTCGACTGCTTGCTGCGCGTTGGAAGCGTCAGCGTCGATGGTGAACAGCAGCCCTAAAGTGGAATCACCCACGGATCCTCACTGCTCTTTGAAAACTTCAGCCTGCCAGCGCCAGAATGCTTGGGCGGCCGCATAATCAAGTTGGATTGCCGGAGCCCCCGTCAATTCCAGCATCGCGCTCGGCCTGGTGTGGAAGCTCTCCGCCACCTGCGCTAGTTGCAGCAGGCTCTCCTCTTGCGCGAAAAAAATCGCTGAAGGGTTTTCCATCATCGCCGATCAACCCGAGCCCCCAATCGAACAGGAACGTGCCATCTTCGAGCGGCACCCAGTTGGGATCGATCTGATTAGGGGTTGGTGTTAGCGATAGGCGCGGCTGGACCAGGATTTGCTGAATGCTCGCCAGCATGATGTCGGAAAATGCCATGGTGCGGGCAGCAGCGTCGGCGAGCCCTTTGGCCTCTTCCATTTTCTTTCCGGTCAGCAGCACGCGCAGAGGAGACAGCCGCCGGGCCAGCACGGGCAAGCCGCACTTGGGGAGTACCAGGCGCACGACTTCTTCGCGGTTCTCGAACGCTTTGCGAAAGTCTTCTGGCTTGGCGGCGCCGTTTTCGCTCATGGAAAACCCCCGTTTTCAGTCATCAGTGGTCAGTAGCCAGTAAAACCAGTCACTGAGAACTGACGACTGAAAACTGACAACTTCCCTACTTCGTCTTGACCACATGGCACAATTCATCGCCCAAGGCGCGAGTGAGATCTGCCACTCCCATAAACTTCACCTTCCACAAATTCGCCTTAGAGCGATGGAAGGTCAATTGAATCGGGTCGCTGTTGTAGCCCTTGAACAGATAGACGTAAATCCACTTGCCCGCTGCCGCGCGATTGGGTCCGACAAACATCAGGCGGTGCAGGTTCATCGAGGCTGACTGCACCCCGCCGAACTGCACCCCCAGCGTCGTGTAGGCGCCCGCAGCTGGCAGCGCGGCAAAGTTGCCATAGTTCAAGTTCGAAGTCATCGCGAGCAGTTTGTAGAGGTCCACTTCCTTCATTACCGTCTCCACATCCACTTCCACATTTTGCAGCGCAGCATCGTGTGGACCTTCAAACGAGTCGCTGCCAATATCCTCGATTTTCGGATTGAGGGTTACGGTGGTGGGACCTTCGAGTAAGCCGACGTGCGCGCCGCGAGTTACCGTGCCGCCGGAAATCCATGCGGCATTGCCCGCAGAGCCCTTTAGGGTGATGTGCGTCGCGTCCAGCGCGGAAATCGTCCAAATGCCGTTGGCATTGGTGTTCCCAGTGACGCTGGCTACGGTCACGATATCGTTCAGGGCGAAGCCTGTGGTGGAAGCTCCGGTAATGACGATGGGCGAGGCGTTGGTCGCCGCGGTCACGGCCATCTGCAGCGAGGCGGGCTGTCCGTTGGCATCCAGAGCAATTTCATCCGCCTGGGTGGGCGTGACCTCTGAACTCGGCGGCGTCGAGTCGATGTAGAAATCCACCGTGCCCTGCCAGACGTTGGCGGGTACGGGAACTTTGGTGACAACTGCGGCCATTTGAGAACCTCCAGACGAAGTCTTCAGTTTTCAGTTTTCAGTTCTCAGTAAGTGTTTTTACTGATTACTGAGGACTGATAACTGGTCACTTCCCTCACAGCGTCTTCACAATCTGCCCAACCATATCGCCGGCAACCCGCGTTAGATCGAGATACGCGCGCACCTTGATTTTCTGCTGCGTGATCTTTTTGCGGTCAAAGGCCAGCGGGATCGGACCCATCAGCAGGCATCGATAGAACTGTGCGACGATGAATTTCCCCGCCGCGCCGTGGTCCGGCGAAGTGAAAAGAAAACTGTGGAACGTAACGTTGGCACTTTGCGGCGAGCCAATCTGCAGGAAGTCCGCCGCAGGGTTGGCACCGAGTACGACGTCGGTGTAGGCGCCCGCCGCCGGCAGGTACTTCGCCAGGTTCGAAAGCAGTAACTCATTCGCCGTAAATTCCAGGTCGCAGGCAGCGCTGATGAACGCCGCGTCAATACGCGCGCCGTGGGCATCTGATCGAATCTCGTCAAACTTCAGCGCCGCGCTCGCCACCAACGGCCCCGCTGTCGCGCCCGCATAGACTCCGGAACTGCCATTGTCCATGGGCTGGCCAGTAGTATCGATGCTGTACGTTCCCGAAGCCGCCCAGATATTGGTGCCCAGTGTGGGCGGGATCGCCGAAACCGGCGCCTGCACATCGATGAAAACCTCCGCAGGATTCAGGATGACGTTCTTGGGCGTCCAGACTTTCGTGATGTTCGCCATTTGTTACTCCAGTCTTCAGATGACTTCCTTCAGATATCCGTGCGCTAGCATTTGCTCAAGGATCGCCTGCCCGGCAGCCGTGCGAGCGCGAATCTTCTGCCCAACGAAAAGATAGAGCGGCCATCCGGTGGGCGCCGCATACCACTGCTCAGCTCGAAAGATTTCAATTTCCCAGTCTGGGAGGATCTGCCCAGCCCACTGCGAAAGCACTAGCTCATAGCCCTTCGGCTCTTGCTGATCGCTGGCGGCTGACTGCTGATCGCTTTTTTTCATGTTTCCATCTCCTCATGGAGCAGCGAAATCCTCTGTCTGGAATGTTCCCTCAATCGCCACCCGCAGCACGGGCGTAGGACGTTCTTGATCGCCGGGTTTTATCTGCAAAACCGGCGAATGAATCAGAAAACCCCCCACCACGCCTAGGGGAAAAGAAACGGTCCGGCGCGTCGTCCGCCCATCATTCTCGGTCAGCGTAAGCGCCACAAACAGATCCGCTCCATTGGTCGGCCCGTAGAACTCGCTCACCAAAACATGCATCAGGGTCAGGGAGTAGATCTGGGCAAGCCACACGACGGATTCGGTGTCGAAATCGCCGACGTCGCAGTAAACTCCCCAAGCGTTGCGCCCGTGCAAGGGGGGCTCGTCCTGGATCCAGGGTGTATAGTCTGGCCCGTTGGCCTGCACTACGATGCAGGGCAATTCCGGCTTCATTCCGGCGCCGCGCCAGAATTGCCTGACCGCAACCGGCGCCGGCGTCCCTGACGGCGCGGGGAATTGCGCGAGTGCGTAGGCCATCGCCGCCGCCTGATCGCGCTGAATAACAGCGATCAGTTGATCGACGATGTTGAAGCCGAGCGTGAGCTTGTAAGTTGGAATCCACATAGAAGAAGTCGTCAGTTTTCAGTTGTCAGTCTTCAGCTAAAGCACTTACTGATTACTGATGACTGATAACTAATCATCTTTCGTCCCCGGCCACTTGTTAAAGTAGCCGGTCACGTCCTCATCTTTCTGCCGCGGCTGATCGCCCCCGGCCACGCCAAAAAATTCGGCACGGGGGCTGATCGAGCGCGCGCTCGCATCGAACAGCTTGTCGAACCGCCCGACAGCGGGTTTTCTCAGCGCACCCTTTTCATCACGGCCTTCCAGTTCCCAATAAATTTCCTGCGCCTTCGCTTCATACGCTGCCGCCACTTTCGCGACCGTCGCACCGATAGTCGCCTCAAAGATCGTCGCTAGCTCTCCCGCCGCTGCCCAGGTATTGGCCTGGACCAACAGATTTAGTTGGTCGGACCCAGAGGCAAAACTGGCAATGTAGGCGACGAATTGCGCCGCCAGATTGGCCCCTGGAAAGGTGGCGATGGCTTCACTGAACCGCTGCTGAAGAATGCCATTGATCTGCGAAGCCTCGCGATCGATGAATCCCTGGATCACGGCATCCGCAGGGCCTTTCGGCCCATTGCGCGAGAAGGTCGGAAACAAAGCCGCGACGTCATCGACAGTCGTGTAGGACATGAAAAGTTCTCAGTCATCAGTCCTCAGTTATCAGTTACTGAAAACTGAGAACTGAGAACTGACAACTTCCCTCCCGGCTATTTCGTCACCGTTCCCTTCACCGACTCGACGGGCTTGGGGATTTCCGCAATCGGCCGGTGGCCGATCGGGTCCTTGAAAGTCAGGAACAGCGCAGCCAGTTCCACTTCGAGCGTGTGCAGGCCGCGCGAAAACTTGAAGTTATTTACGGCGCGGTCTTTCCCCAGCACGCCGTATTGAATCGGGTGATGGAGAAGGACCTCGGTGGTCTCCGCGCCTTGCCGCGGCTTATAGACTTCCGCCGGCGGGACTTTCGGCGAGGCCTCGAACTTATCGCGCAGGTATTCAACATAGTCGGCCGAGGACATCCGATCGATGAACGCCTGAGCGCTTTCCACTGTGACGAGATTTTTCCCGCGCTGCTTCAGGAAGGCAACATCCTCCCAGGTTGCTCCCATACGCGTCGGCGCGACCGGAGGCTCCATGGAAGGTGCTGGCGGTGGGGCCGCTGGCCGCGTCTGACCCTGTTTTCTTTCCTCTTCTTTTGCCATGTTGCTCCTTTTAAAAACAGTATTTAGTCATCAGTGATCAGTTATCAGTAACTAAGAACTGACAACTGACCACTGACAACTGTTTTTCCTAAATCGGGTTGATCCCCAAAAACGCGGCATTCGGTTCGACCATGATCGAGTCGCGCTTTTCCTCGCTGATGATCAGGGTGCCGCGCGCTGTCTTTTTATAGACTTCGCGCAGCGGGTAGTACCCGATCTTCGAGCGGAAGTAATAGCCAAAATTCGGCGTCAGCGCCGCGGGAGTTTGCGTGCTGTAGAACAGTAGGCAGATGGAGGCGCCCACCGCCGAAGGCCAATTGTAAGCAAGCACGTCGGCAGCCCCCTCGGCGGAAGTCAGGCCCAGATTTTCCGCCACGATGATGCTCTTGATCTGCAGGGCGCGGGCGATGTTCTGCGGGCCGATGGGTTCGTTGAACAGGTTCTGCGTAAATTGCACGTAGCCGCGCATATTGACGTTGTCCATCAGCGCATCGAGCACCGGACGCGGCAGCAGCAGGCTCATTTCGGAGCGAGAGACGCCAATAGCCTGCTCGATGGTTACGCACCAGCCACGGATGATAGGCAGCGGGTTGCACGCGGCGTTGGAAAATTGAGTTACGCCCGCCAGCGTGACATTTTGCGGAATCGCCGCCGCGGTGAGGGAGTTGATCAGCTCGATTTCACGGTTGAGCGCGATGACTGCCTGCACGAAGTTCCGGTGCTGGATATCGACTTCGGCCGGGTTGTCGGCATTGTCGCGGGTATCGTCGAGCAGCATCACGCTAACGCCGTGCCCACGGCATTCATACCGGCCGTATGGCTCGATGTCCAGGCGATAACGCCTGGGATAGCCGCCTTCATCGAGGCTGTCGAGTTGGGCCCGGAAGCTTTGTTTCGAGTATTTGCTGTACATGCCGCTGAGTTTGTCGCACGGCACGATGGGCCACACTTGCTCGTGAATGAATTGCTTGTTTTGGTACGCCACGCTGATGCGTGGATCGAGCGTCGTTATGTGAACTGCACTTGCATCCATGGATGCCTCTCACTTGCGGGTCAGGCGCCGTCGATTTCGCGGCCCCCGCTGCCGGGTTCCCCATCGGATATGCCAGCCGCTGTCCGAGCAGGAACACACTTGCTGCGGCGAGGGATGGCTCGCCGTCTTGCCGTAGCCTTCCTGTCGCGGCGCTCTACGAGCGCCGAACGGCGGTCATGGACCGCCGCTACATCTACACCGTGTCGTGGCGATCGCCGAGCGGAGAAAGCCAGACGTAAACCACCTGGTCCGCCGCCGTGGCGGCCGTGTCGGCCGTACCCACCAGATTGATGTTAGTGCCGGCTGGGAGCCCCAGGGTCACAACGCTGGCCAGGCGTCCCATGGTATCGCCGATAATCAGGCGGTCACCGCGAGCGATCCCGGCGGCTGCAATCGCCGGAACGCGGATGGGGCCGACCGCCAGCGAGCGCGACTGCCCTTGCGGCGTCCTGGGCGTAACAATGGCGCTGCCGCCCGGGCCTACCGGCCACGCTTGGCCGCTGAAGCCTGCGTACACGCCGCCCACATAGCCGGGAATCGCGTCGGGGAGCACACCCTTCTCGCAGATGCCGAGGAATGCCGCATTCTGACCGGCGGGCAGAATGAAGCCCTCCGGGAACACAGTAGAATCGGGGCTTACGGCGGCCATCTTATCCACCATCGTCAGCCCTGCGTACCTGTAGCTGAAATAATCCATCGCGTTTTCTCCCTTCGAGATTGACTCAGGGATTCGGGACCTGGGATTCAGGATGCGGGTTTTTCTTCCCGAATCCCTAGCCCCTAATCCCTAATCCCGAGGGTTCAGTCCTTTTCCGCATTTGCGGCAAGCCGCAACTTGCGTGCCGATTCCCAGAGCTCGCGCCCTTCCGGCGTTCCGACCACGAAGTGCTCCGCCTGATCGCGGGTTTCCTTGGCTGCCGTCATGCGCGCGGTGACCGCATCCGAGAGCTGCACCTCGGTCCTCTCGAGTTCCGACTTGTCGGAATCCCCGGCGCCGGCGCCGATGATTGTATTCACCGCCACAACCGGAGGCCGGTCCTCGATGAGCGCCTTAAAGGATGCGCCGTCGCTTAAAGCGAGCCGCAACGGCGAGCCGCTTTTTACCTGTGCGGGCGTCAGCAAGCCCTTTTCGAGAGCCTTCTCTACGCGCCCCTGGGCGTCCGACATCACAAACGGCGCGTCAGCCTTGAGCTCACCGTTGCGGACGAAGACGAGGAGCTTGGCGCGATCGACGATGCCGTCCGCGCCGATGGTTTCCGAAAGCAGTTGCGCTTCGGTCTTGATGGGCGCGGCAGTGCGGTCGATAAGAGCTTTCACTTCTGCCGAAGTCTTGCCAGGCGCGCCGATTTCCGAAAGCAGCGTGGCCCGCGCGGCTGCGGCATCCTCGCTCGCCTTCGCGCTGTTGCACATATCGAGGTGCTCTTGCGCGTATTGCCGAATGTGCTTGTCTTCCACCGTTCCAATCTGACCGTCGGGGCCGTGAACTTCGTGCGTGCCGTCGGCGGCGTTCTTGAGCGTTACTTTGGGTAGTGCCATGTGATTGCCTCCTTGATTTCTCCCGCCACCGGCGGGGTTCGAGATATTCGTGGGAACATGGACGCTCCCAGCGTCCATCAAAAGTTCCTGCCCTTCCGAAAGCCGGATCTCCGGCAACTCGCTGATCACGGGTTTATTGGTCAGAGCCACCGAAGTGATTGTCCAGCCCTGGTCTGCTCCGGTTTTCCTATCGGGGATCTTGTCTGCAGCCACAGAGAAGTAGCGATACTCTCTGCCTTGCACGAGTTCGCGCGCTTTATCCGTGGGTTCGTAGTAACCGTAGAGGATGTCGCGATCGGTGCCATTGAAGGCCTCGGCCGGATCGAGCTTGACCAGGCGACCGGCCGAAGGCGACGGGCCCAGCAAGCCGAGTAGGGGCGATTCGCTGGCATGATCGTAGTCAACATTTACCCCGATAGGCTCCTTGGCGAAGTTCTGAAACATCTCGTCGAGAACCGCCCGGGTAATGTCGATGTGCTGCCCGGTGCGCTTGACCCAATGGCCGGTAAGAGCGATGGGCTGGCGCGACGCTCCGGCAGACAGCGCATCCGAAAGCGTAATGGTGAAGTGCAGGCCGCCGACATTCGCGTCCGAAGCTTCCCAATCCAAGCCTTCCGATTTGTAAAGCGCCTTGAGCTTGCGAATGGCTTCCTCTTTGCCCGGGCCTTCGTACTTGTTACCGCGATGCCCGCCAGGGCTGGTCAGCGCCGCCTTCGCCGCGCCCATCAGCCGGTGATCGACCTTGCCGTCTTCCCCGCTCACCGGCAAATGCTTTCCATCAGGAACCAGATATCGAATCGCCATAGTCGTTGTCCTGGTAGCCACGGTCAGTGTTTTTCTGACCGTGGGTTCTTATCCGTGATCAGGTAGCCACTCTCGATTCCCCTTCTACGGTGTGGCCGTAAACGGCGTTACCATCGTGCCCGAACCAAAATTCACCCCTTGAATCCACCATTGTGTGGCGGAGATGCCCGTAACGCGGAACCAACTTCCAGCCGCGCAGTTGGTGGTTGTCTGCCCCATTTTGATGGCCTTTATCGAGCTGCCATCCGCCGCGAACATAAGACACGCGCTGGCGGTACACGATAGAGTTGAGCCCAGCAGGTAATTGCTGCCTGTGACCTGGATTTCGTTGTAGTTGGTGGTGTCCGTCACGCTGGTGTAGAAATCCCAGTAGCAACCAATGGTTGAGGAGCTCGCAGCGGGAAGCGTCACAACCTCGCCCGACGCTGCGCCGAACAGGATCGTGGTGCCGGATGTAGCGCAAGTCGGCGCCAACGTCGCTCCAGCCGCAGTCGGCGTCGGTAAAACGATGACTGGAGCAGTCAGAGTTTTGCCGGTGAAGGTCTGCGTAGCGGCGAGATAGGCCATACTGTCGTTGCCCCCTGGATCGGCAAAAGTCAGGGTGCGGCTGGCTGAGTGCGTAAAAGCCAGGGTGGCCGTGCCGGTAGCGCTGTGCAAATCGATCAGCGCCATCTTGGTCTTTGTAGTGGGATCGGCAAACGCAATGGCGCCATTTGCGCCATAATCCCCAAACCACATCGGCCGAGCCGCAGCGAGCCCGCTGACTGGATTGAGGCTGTAGGTGTTGGTGGCCGCAGTGCCGAAGTACACCGTGCCGAAGGGCAGCAACGCTGTCCCCAAAGTCACGCCTGCCGCCGCGCTGGGAGTGGGGGCCGAAGTGAATGCGGCCTGGGTGGCGGCAACTCCGCTACCACCGGAAACGCCCAGGCCGGAGGTCAACGCGACCAGGTAAAGACCCGCGCCGGTGTTGGTGCTCACCGCGCGGCCCAGCACCTGGCTGCCATCGCCAGGCAGCGTCGAACCGATGTCCGCGCAGTCGCCATTCACGCTGACGCTCACGGTAACGAAATCCCCCGCCACTGTGCTGTTATCGAAATTGCAGAGGGTTTGCCCCTGCTGCAAAATTGTGGCGCTGCCCGTGATCCCGGCCCCGGCAATCACCACGCCCAATACGCCGCCGGTTTTGTTGTCAGCGGTGGTCGCGATTACCGCCGTGGAGGGCGCCCCCGTCAGTTTGGCCAAGCTATAGAGCGTTGTGCCGGTAGCGCCGGCGTTGGCGAATCCTAGGGGCATAAGCGCCATGCTGCCTTGTGCCGCGCCCGGAGAGGCCGCGCCGTAGCCCGCCAGGGGTAGAACCAGGGGGGAACCCGCAGCGCCTACGTAGGCAATGGAAAGATTTCCATTGCGTGCGCCCAGGCCGCCCGGAGTGAAGGTTACGGTGATGTTGCAGGCTGCGTTCACCGCAATCGATGTGGCGCAGGCCGTAACATTTGGGGCCACCGGCGCGGCTGCAAATCCAAAATCCGCCGAATTCGTTCCTGTGGCCGTCATGGCAAATCCCGTCAGGATGGCGCCTGACGTGTTCTTAAAGTTGATGACCTGCGTCGCCTCCGCCACGGACAGAGTCCCTGCGGGGAAACTGAGTCCGTAAGGCGTAGCCGTCTGGCCGAAGGTGCTGACCGCCAGGGCCAGAGTCAAGAAGAGGCTTACAATAATCTTTTTGAACATCTCGTTCCTCCTTTTCGATAAGTCGTCAATCATCAGTTCTCAGTTCTCAGTTTTCAGTCGTCAGTTAAGGCCCTTACTGATAACTGATAACTGACAACTGATGACTTCTTTTCCTTCATTGCACTGTCTCGATCACCGGCGCCTTCTTCACGCACGCGCCGATGTCCCACTTGCCTCCCTGCGTCGTTGTGAGGTATGGGAAAGCCCCCTCACAGCGGAGCCCGATGTTGTAGGACGAGCCTAGATTGGTGCCCGCGTGCCGCGCGGGAGAGGTCGATTTCAAGCTGAAGTCCCCGCCTGCGGCGTTTGTGAACTGCGGGTCGGCCTCTATGGAGTACGAGCAATCTGTCGCACCGCATCCGGGGTCGGCTCTCCATGCCGCGTAAGTCGAAAAAGTTGATGCCCCCCAAGTAATGAAGTTGGTTGCGGCAGGGCCAAGCGCATCGTACTGATACAGATTCCTGCTTCCGTTCGTCCCATCGTTCTCCCCGCCATCATGCGCATAAAGGGCAGTCGTATTGCCAGACAGAATGTTGTTTTTCAGTAGATTCCGAGTGAATCCATCAGGCACGCCACCGGCCGAAGAACGCACGGCCAGTCCGATTAAATTGCCCCAAGAATCGTTGTTATAGAAATGGTTATTATGACTTCGTCGGCTCAACTCAAAGCCCGAATCTATATTGTCCCAAGAGAGATTGTCGTATATGTCCACGCCATCTGAAGCCTCAATCTGCATCCCACGCCAGTTGCCCGAGGTTTGATTTTGCGTCGCAGCACACCCAGCACCCACCGTATCCAACCAGATACCTAAATTATTGGTGTTGTTGTAGGATTGGCTTTGCTCGACGGTGCAATTGGTTGTGCCCGTGCCAAATGCCCCGATGCCTCCACCCCCGTAAGTAGAAGTCCATCCGTTATCGTGGGCTACAATGTGCTTCAAAAGAATGTTGGTCACGCTGTCCGAAACGGTTCCGAAATGTATTCCCCAGCGACCGTTATAGGTAGCTGTATCACTGTCGAATGTCACCCCGTTGACGTTATGTTCCCAAGTATCTACAGCAAATCCCTTATCATAATTGTAATCAGAGAGACTTCCTGTGACACTCAATCCAGTAAGATCACCTTCCCAACTTGCAGTGATATCGAGGCCATTGGAGTTGGCTTTGGTGAAATGTAAACCTTGGATGGACAGATAGCTTTCCCATGCCTGCATACCGTAGGAGCGTACCGATGCTTCTACTCCAGGAGAAACGAGTAAGTCTGGGTCTGTAGCCCGGTAGGTATAGAGCCGACTTACAGCATCGTAGTACCAATCACCAGTCACAGCCAACGAACTTGCGGAAGTCTGCGCGGTTCCACGCGTGCCGTCAAAGAAAACCTGATTGGGCGTTGCTGTGCTAAATGTTGATCGCCAGAGATTCAGACCGACAGGATAAGTGTGATCATATTTTACATCTCCGAAGTAGAGTGTTCCCGTTGCAGAAGGGGACAAGTTAATGCCCATTTTAAGGTCATGCGCCCAAGTAGTATCGGAGTCAACATTAGTCACATCGAGAAGGGCAGTTGAAACTCCGCTGCGAATGGCCCAAATTTGAGCCATGCCATTGTTGGCTCCAGCCCCCGTGGCCTTCTTGTAATGCATTAGGACTTCGTACCAAGCGTTGGTAGTGACTGTCACACCGGATGCCACGTCAACCGTGCCACCATCAGTTCCATACACGCAATACCACTTGAGCACTCCAGCCGTCTGCGTGATGCTAAGTCTCACGCGAGGAGCCCCAGCATCGCTATCGTTGATTGCGCTGCCATCCATCACGTCCCCGTTGGTCATGGCGAAACCGGAAACGACATAGATAGTAAAATAAGCCCAATACTCACCTTGGTATCCGGGGTCTTTCGAAAAGTTGCCATAACCACTGGCCGTGGCCGTGACCTCGACTCGGTTGTTTTGGGCCACAACAGAACCTGGAGGAGATTCCCCGACTGTCCAACCTGTCAAACTATCGCTAACGGCAAAGTTTTGATCTATGTCGGCGGCTGTATTTATCCAAGTTCCAACGAGGTCTGCTCCGTTGAAAGTCGGAGAACCCGAAGCAGTATAGCTGATAATACTTCCAAGGCTACCAGCGGTGGGCGGGTTTAGGATGGCATCCCGAAAAACTCCTCCGGTATCGCACGAAACTATTGTATCTCCCGCCGTGTAGGTAGCTGCATTATGCTGCGTGGCATTCATGGCCGTAGCCGCTGCCGAGCAGGACGTGGCGTTCGCCTTGTTGGCTGCCAGTACTGTACCATCCGCGCGCAGATAATATGTGGTTGCCCGCGCCAAGGGCACGCAGAGCAGCGCGAGCAACCCAATCCAAACGAGAGTGAGGCGGCACAGAGTCTTCATAAAAGTTCTTAGTTGTCAGTTCTCAGTAACCCCTTTTACTGACTACTGATAACTGATGACTGACAACTTCACTTATAAATGACGCTAATCCTCACCGGCGCGCTGGTTCCGTACCCGGCGCCGCAGGCGAAAACATACTCCGTGAAAAACCCAAAGCTGTTCACCGACAAGCTGGTCGACGTCGTCCCGGCAGAAGGCGTGGTCACAGTCGCCACCGTGTCCGGAGCCTCGCCGTAAATGTCCCAAACGTTGTATTCCCCGGTCGCCACAGTGATCGAAGCCGCTGACCCTAGCGCTTCAAAGTTCGTGCCATCATAACTGGTCAAAGCCTGCACCGTGCAGGTGCCGTAGGAACCCGAGACGGTGCCGAATTTCCAAACTATCTGCGCGCGGTAGACACCCGCGCTGGGCGTTGCCGTGGTCGTAGCCGTTCCATTTGCGATTGTGATTGTCGGCGTGTCCCAGATGTATCCGGCCCAGGGAATAGCTTGTGACGCCGCCTCGACGGTTGCCGGAGGCGATGGGTCGAAGTGGCCCGACACGGCGATCAGCGCCGCGATCAAGAATGCAAGAATCCAGGCGTGCTTTAAGGCCCAATCGCGTTTCATAAGAAGTGCTCCTTTTAGACTGCTCCCACCCATTCGTACCCCGGTCCGCCCGCCAGCGCCGTTACGCCCATTTGCCGGGCTTCGCTGACGGTTACGTCGCGGAATCCAGCCTCGCTTGCGATCTTGAATCCCAACCGGCGGGCAAAATTCAGCGCCTCGCGCTGCATCTGGCGCTGAATGATTTGCCGATCCTCTTCAGTAAAATCGATCACCCGCCGTGCGGGGACCGTTTCCTCCCAGTCCGCGCCTTTTTCGCGAGCCTTTACACCAAACATCCGATTGATGTGAGATCCAAGTTTTCCGTAGCGGCCACCATGGGAAATATGAAAGCCTGTTTGCTGCCAATAGGCATACGGGAGTGATGTTCCCCAGCGCATTCGCAATGGGGCGCTTTCCTCTATAGTATCAGCCGTGTGGCCGGTCAACGCTGCCCGCAAGCGCCCAGAAGCGTTTTCAATTAACCGCGAGCCATATTTTTTCCCCTTGCGCTCGGCGTATTCTTTTGTGAGAGGCGCCCACTGGCCATGGGCAGTTAATTGGCCCTCCGTCGAGAACGCCCGCGCTTCCGCCTTGCAAATCTGATTGATGACCTTCGGCCAAAGCGGCGTCCAGTCCTTGATCTGCGCGACCAGGCCCGTGAAGGCGATATCGAGATCCTTCGCGTTGACGACTTTGAGGGTGAAGCGTAGCATAGAGTTTTCAGTTATCAGTTCTCAGTTATCAGTAAAGGCCTTAACTGAAGACTGATGACTGATGACTGATGACTTCCTTTCAAAACACCGCAACCAGCGTTCCGCGGCAATTATCTCCGCCTTTGCAATCGTCTCCAGGCTTCCAGTCCACTTCGTGGAGCGAATCCCAAGTCTTGCCGTCGCCGCCGAGGCACGTCCCGCAAGTATTCTGGTCGAGCAGCTCGCTGCGCTCGTAATGTCCTTCCTTGCCCTGCAGCTCGTCATCGATTTCCTTGAACTCGTCCCAGCGTCCGGCGTGCGCCGCCTGGCGCGCCGCCTGGCCTGCAAAGTCGTCCAGGAAACCGTCCGAGAGGCCATTCAGATTGGCGGCCATTTTCTCTTGGCTCGGGATCTTGCCGCCTAGGTCCGCAGCCTGATTGGTGGCGGACTGCGCGTACCGGCCCTGGATCTTCTGCACCGTAGCCTCAGCAATCAGGCGCAGAGGCTCGGGAGTCACAGCAGGGATTTCGGCCAACAGGGCAGGCACCACGGCGGCGACGTAAGGGCTGCCGGGCCGCTTGGCGCGCAGACGTTTTACTTCACTCTGGACATGCCTTCGGGCCGATGAATAGACGGGCCGGAGAGAACCCTCTACTGCTGCTTGCAATTCCTCATCATGCGGTAGCACAATCTCGCTGGGCTTTTTGCCTTCCGCGAGTTGCTTCGAGAATTGCCCCGCCACGCGCTGGATCACGCCAATTTTGGCGGTCTCCAAAGCCTCGCGCACCGCCGCCTCACCCGTAGTCATGTTGCGGTGGTGGGCGCCCCAATCGACGTGGGTCTCCGTCTCGGCCACGGGCTGGTGCCAATAGGGCGAAACTGTGGCCCGCAAGCGTCCAGCGAACCGCGCGCCATCGCTCGCCTGTATCGGCCTGCCGGGCTTCACGCCGGGAACTGGCTGCGGCTTTTGTGGCTCCGCTGGCGCGGCAGGTTTATTCTGACTCCTGGCTCCTGACTCCTGACTCCCGTTTTGCTGCTGTCCCTGGCTTCCCGGTCCCGTGTCAATCTGCCCAGGGCTTCTCCCGGAGATTTCGACTCCACTCCCCAGATCAATCGTCTCTCCCTTGACGGCTACGAGCCCCACGCGGCTTTCCTGCGGCATCCCAAGCTGGGTGCGAATCTCGTCGCGCATATCCTGATCGCTCACCACCAGGCCGCCCGCGGCAAGCTGGGAGAGCATCGCGGAAACTTTCTCAAACGAGCGCGCCACCACGTTAGCGGCGCGCAGTTGCGGCACCGGCGCGCCGGGCCCGTAGTTGTAATAAGTCCAGCGGCGCAGGGTTTTGTTGCTGATGCGCGAGGCGATCGAGTCGGCTTCGTTCTGTAGACAGAGCCAGAAGAACTGCTGTGCTGATTCGCCCAGGCTGCGGTTGCCGCTCGAACCGCTTCTCCCGCCTCGGCCCATGTCCATGAAAGTATTCAGCGCGCAACGCGAAATTTGCTGGTTGTGATGATTGATGGACTCGTAGAGATCGTGCGTCGTGCCCTTCACGCCTACCAGCTCGAACGTCCAGCCATTGGGCAGCACCATGCCGGTTTTTTCATGCGCGGCGAGCGCCGTCACAAATTCCCGCGCCGCTGCTTTGTCTTCGGCGCTGGGATTGGGCCCCGAAGTCACGCAGGGAATCCCCATACCGTTGCGCTCGCCGGCAATGGCATCGATGCGGTAGAGGCCCTCGACAATGTACCAATGCTCGTAGGCCGAGCGAGTCATCGGCCGGCCCCAGAAGTCCGCTCCCTCCATGCGATAAGTAAAGGTGCAGATTTTTTCCGCTGGCACGTCAACCCGCTCGTAGCGATTGCGCCGCCAGCCGTATTGAATTAGGTTGCGCAGCGTGCGGCCGTCCTGGTCGGTGTCCCACTGGTAAAAGGTCACGGGAGGCAAATCGACCAGGCGAGCCAAACGTAGCGCGCCGCCGTCTACCGCGTAAACTTCCTCGAACGCCGAACATCCCGTAGCGATTTCGAGCAGAGCCGTGCGCAGCACTTCCGTCTTGAAATCCTGCGAGTGCCAGTTGCCGCGCGCGTCCTGCCATTCGAGGTTGTGCAGCAGGTTTTCCTTGGCCGCCAGGGCAATTTGCTTCTTCTTGGTCTCGGTCGCCTTGCCCGCGCCCGTGCTCGAAACCGGGTGTGTGTCTCCCTCTGTCTGCTGCTCTTCTTCCTCCGCCGCGACGATGTCCCAATTGGCAGAAATAATCGGCTGGATCACGCTCTCGAGCGTGGCGTCGACCTGGGCGCTGGTGCGGCGCATTTGCTCGTAGACCTTCACGCCGCGCCAGCCGTACATCTTCTGGTCGAACTCGCCGTGGGAAACAATGAAGCCTCCGGGAAAAGCCGTAGCGGGGATCCCGTAGATCTGCACCCGGCCCTGCTCATCGATCGCCTCGATGGTGGAAGGTCCCGCGGGCGGCAGCGGCGTCACCGGCCGTTGCGGCGCAAGCAGCCCGGTATCTACCGAAGGCCCACGCTCTGTGGGCTTCATGACCTGGCCTGCGGTCGGCCGCCCTTCGAGTGATGGCGATCCGGCTTGACCTACAGAGGTTTCGGGCGCGGCAATGCCAAGCTGCTGGTCAGCAGCCCGAACCGCGCCATCCGTCAGTGCCTGCCACGCTCTTTGAAATCGGTTCATGACTCTTTCAGGAGCTTTCTCGCTGCACGGAGCATCGCATCAGGGTCGAATCCAGCCTGGTCCCAAAACCAAAGACAATCGGGGTAAGGCGCAATGTTGCCCAAGCGCACATAGGACTGGCAGGAAGGCGCGGCATGCACTGTCTCCGATTCCCAATCCGAAACGGTCTGCTGCGTGACGCCAACCGCGGCTGCGAATTGCGTTTGCGATTCAAAGCGACTCATGCGCAGCGCGTAAATTCTTTCAAAGCACGTAACCGCGCGAGATGTCGATGCCTGCCACGCTCTTTGAAACCGGTTCATAAAAATAACGGTTGACAAGCCAAGCGGCTTGGCTTTAAGCTTCTCTCGACAAGGAGAACTGCAATGACTGATCGATACAAAGCAATTATTGAGCGAGCGGGCGCGGAGTTCAGAGCTGTAACCCGTGGCCCAATGCCTTGTGTCCAGTTTAGGGATCCGGCATCCGATGTGCTGATGGAGCTCCAGACGTCCATGATCGATGCGTGCGACGATGCCGTGGCTCTCGTCAAAATGCGCATCGCAACGGCGAGAAAAAACGTCGCGTCCGAATATCTGCGCGAAATCGGCCGCAAAGGCGGCACAGCTAAATCTGTCGCCAAGACTGCTGCGGCCCGCCGCAATGCGAAACTCACCTGCAGAGCAGCCCGTAAGAGGAGGAAGAAATAGTCGGGAACTAGATCAGACTCTTTCACAATTCCCTCAAATCAAAACTTCCCAACGCCGCGTAGTCCATCACTGGACTGCCGACAAGCAAGGAGTCTTCCAGAAAGTTCGCCGCCGGGCCTTCCGCCGCCAGGTCCGCCATAGCCTTCGCCCAAAAGGCTTCCGCGTGTGAGTACACCTTCTTCTTGCCGACGCCGCCTGGGGTATCGACTTCGATGCGCGGCGCGTCGAAGGTAATCGCTCCGCCAGCCGTCTGCTCGCGCTTGATCGCCTGAAGTTCCTGGCGGACATCCATGTTGCGCGGGATGCGGTTCTTCCGCTGCTCCATCCGCCGCTTCATTCGCACCGCCATGTCGGTCTTAATCTTGATCGTGGACGCCAGGCCGCGTTCGCTCGCCTTTTCGCCCTGCTCGACTCGCCGCACGGAGCCGCCGAAATTCACTCCCATCACCTTGCCGGGAAACTTGGTGTTGAAGTATTCGTAGAGCGGCAGGCCCATGCCCGTGGAATCTAGCGCCACGCGGTCCGCAAGCTCTACCAACGGAGCCAGAGCATGTACCTGGTCATTCCCCTGGGGCTCGAAGAATGGCATGTTATGAATCCATCCCACGGCACGCGTCCAGGAAATGTCGCCAACATATTCATCCAGCCAGTAACAAGTGCGGTCGCCCGAGCGGCCGAAGTCGATGCCCAGGGACAAGAACCCTCGAGCACTGTCATCCTGAGCGCCAGCGAAGGACCTCGGCAGTTCGGTCGTCGCCGCATCATCCTCCGCCGCGGCAATCAGTTCGAGCGACAGCCACGCCCCGGTAGCCTTCAGGAACATGCAGAAGAATTCCTGCCGGAACGTGTCGTCGTCGCCTTTGTAGAGATCCTTCATTTCGCCGAGCTCAATGGGGCAACCTTCCGCGATCGCCGTGCGCACATCGATCCAGTGGCACGACCACGCGCCGACTTTGACGGGATTCGTTGCGGGCGCCACTCCTTCGCTTAGGCCGAATTCCTTGGCAAGATCGAAGAACTTGCCTTGTTCGCCGTTGGGCGTGGAGAGCACCCGCAACTTGTGTCCCAGCGCCACCTGGCGCGACACGGCGGCCCAGATCCCGTAGGAGCCTTCGTGGTGGGCGAATTCGTCCAGCACCGCGTTGCCGGGATAGCCGCGCGCTGTACGGGGATTCGCCGGCAGCGCCATGATCCGCGAGCCGTTCGGGAAGCGCGCGCACTTCACCAGGATGTCGGTCTTGCCCAACTCGTCGGCAAAAGGCTCGTCGTAGAGCTCTGCCGTGGCATTGATCGCCTCGATGTTTTTCTCGCATTGATCGATGAATTCCACCGACTGCGGCATGGAGGCGGAAAGTACCGTCCAGGTGGTGAGGCGCTTCAGGCAATCGAAAATCGCTTCCAGGCCGGTAGCGTAGCTGTAGCCGATGCGGGCGGACTTTACCGCCAACTTGAAGCGCGAGGCATCGTCAATCCAGCGTTGCTGATAAGGCCTAAGCTGGATGACCGGCGGCAGCTTCAGGCGGGAGTCCGAAAGTCCGCTCGCGGATGCGGTTGATGTCCTCAACTGTGAGGGACTCGCCCTTTCCGAGTTTTTCACTGGCTTCCTCAACTGCCTTCTTCCCCTGTTCTTGCTGCGTTTGGAACTGCTTGACCTTCAGTTCGAGTTCCTGGTTGCGAGTCGCCTGGGCTTTTTCCTTCAATTCCAACTCTTTGCGCTTGGTCTCGACGCTGCGCAGTAGGATGAGCTGGCCAGGCGACATGGTTTGCAGCGCTTCCCAGATATTCGCTTGGGCCGCTTCGTCTAGGCCCTTCTCGCCGATCATCTCGATCTGAGCGGCATATTCCACCTTGCGCCTGCGGATCTCGTCGAGCACCTCTTGCATCCGCAACTTCAAATGCGAATAGACCGTGGACGCATCCAGATCCGGCTGGCCGGTCAGTTTGGGCGGATACTTCTCGTTGTAAAGCGCGGCAATCTTTTGCCCCGAAGGGCGCGGACGCTGGCGCAATAAATCCTCGATGAACTTCCGGCGCTCTTCCGGCATGTTCTCGATTCGGGTCAGCCTTACGGTTTCCGCCCTGCCGGCCTGATGCTTCACGCAACTCGCCCCCCAGCTTCACCGAACTGCGCCGCCCGGCGGTCGAATTCATCGACTCCGTCCGCCTTGATGCGCGCCCAGCGGATGATTTCAGGCTTGCCAAGAACTACCTCGATGCCGATGTCGACCCAGCCTCGGTCCTTCATATAGCGCAGGTGGAAATCCAAACCTTCATTCGTGATGGCGCGAAGGCAGTCGTCCATATAGACCAGGATGGATTTCGGGGTCACGGCCTGAAGCCCGCACTCCTTGAGATAGCGAAGAATCTCCGTCCGGTCGAGTTCGTTTTCGGCTTTAGTCTTGGTCCTGGCCATAGATAGAAAGCCCTTCGACTTTCCTTGATATGATCCGCAACTCGCGGCCGATCTCCTGCCGCTCGCCCATCATCTTCCCGATATCCTCCCGGATGTCCTTCAGCACCGCGCCTTGCTCGATCACCAAGGCCTTCATGGAATTGTCATTCTCGACGGCAACGCGCAACTTAGAGAGTTCCTCCGCCCCGGAAGTAAGGGCCATGGGAATCTGCGCGATCTTTTTTGCTCCACTCGCAAAGAATCGGTAGGCTCCGATCCCCGTCATGGAGGTCGCTATAAAGCCTCCAGATCCTAAAAGCAGATCCCGAATCGCTGCCGAATCAACCATCATCAGTTTCCCTTCGCCCGCGCCTCACGGTGAAGCCTGAGGGCCAATCGAGCGTCAGCCTGTGATCTCCCGTACTTTCTGATCTGCGAGATTGCTTCCTTTTCCGCCTTCCGGTGCCGCGATGCCTCTGCTGTTTCCCATCGCGTCAGGAAAGTTTGGCTGGCGCAAAGCAGCCGGATGCTATCCTGCTCGGAAAGCTCCCGCACCTGATGCTTCTTCCGCATAGTCCCCCAGACCATCGCGATCTCCGGTCCGGGCGGGCAATGCGTGATCCCGTGCTTACGGATGAAGTCGATTTGGGCTGGACTTGCAGTCATCAGTCCTCAGTTTTCAGTCGTCAGTTACTGATTACTGATAACTGACAACTGACTACTTCTTTACTGCCTCCGCTCTGGGCCCACGAACGGGCGCGACACCTTTCTCTGCTCGGCCTTGAAAAATTCGGCCGCAACTTTGTAAAGTCCCCGCGTGCCTTTAACCACCAGGGAATGCCCTGGCTCGTTCGTCGGGCTTTTCACGACGTGCTTCCAGAGAGCGCCATAGAGCAAATGCTGCGCCAGGAATTGCACGAGCACCGTGAAGAGAAACGTGAGCGCTCCAGCCACGGCGGTAGTGAGGTCCGGCCAATGAATCAGCAGGCTTCCTGGCGTGTGAGCAAAGGTGATGCCGGCGTTCGTGAGTAAGGCCAGGGCAAAGTTGGTCAGCACGCAATACTTCGGCTTCGCCTGGTCCAGCCAGCTGAGCCCGCGCGCCGTGCTCCGCTTCAAAAACTGGATGACCAGCGGCGCGAGAAAAGCCACCAGGGCCTGAATCCAGTGCGGGCCGAACAGCGTAAGCAACGCTTGAATGTCCATAGCATCTCCTTCGGAAGTCATCAGTTAACAGTTATCAGTTTTCAGTTCTTACTGACTACTGACAACTGACGACTGATAACTGCTTTAGTAATAAACTGCATTTCCCGGCCCAGTCAGCAAATTCAGGTCCGCCTTCAGCGTCGCCATGTCAAAACCTTCCGGCGAAGTCCCCGCCGGGCCAAACCAATCGGGCGAGATCAGGGCATAAAGCTCGTCAAGATAAGCGTCCATCCAGCCTAGTGTCACGTCTTTGATCTGGCCCCAAGTCACACAACGCATCAGCATACTGCCGGCATATTGCCCGAAGTTGATGCAGTGCCCGCCCCAGGAATTCGGCACGCCGTCGGGCCCGCTGGTCCAAGCCCAGAGGTTTTGAGTCTCGGCGGCCAGGGGCAACGCCGCGCCGGCGTAGAGTCCGCCGAAAAGTTCGAGGGCGGTCTTGACTTCGTTCATGTCGTGCCAGTTCACGGCCACGAAGGCGCCGAGCTGCACGCCCGCAATCGGATTCTGCCGCCACCATTTCAGGACGTCGAGAAGCACACAACCATCGTCGTCCGGACTCAAAATCCTGTAGACGCGCAGGATCTCCTCTTGAGACGGCGTCGCGGGATTGCCCACATTCGCCGACCAGACCTGAATCATGTGGCCAATCGCCGCGATCGCGCAGTCGCCATGGACGTCGTTCCCATACATGGGGAACCTCTTGACGGCCGCAAGCCAGTCCACCGCGGGCTTCGGAGGGGGGAGGCCCGGCTCGAAATACCGCGCCAATTTAAGCGTGCGGCCGAGGCGATCATCCTTCCGCGGCTTCTTTCCGAGGCGCATGTTGGAGTGGTCAGCCATATTCAGTTCAGAGTCCTCAGTAGTCAGTTGTCAGTCCCGAATTCACTGGCTCATTTATCCAGGAGCGCGGATTTGAGGAGTTGCTTTTCGTGCTCGATCTGACTATTGATGCGCTCTACGGCTTCCCTGATCTGCGCGCTGGCCACCGCTTCGATTCTTATCGCGGCGGCCCTGGTGCGCTTGATGTGCAGCCGCAGAACCTCAATCTCCCGGATGTAGCTCTCGATCGGGCGCTCCACAAGAACATCGAGCGTCACGGCTTTACTCTTCGCAACTTTCGCCATTTTCAACTCCTTCAGTCATCAGTTTTCAGTAGCCAGTTCTTAGTGAAGGCTCAGAACTGACGACTGAGAACTTCTTTAGAACGCCTGGCGCAAATCCTCGATGAAAGCTTTCAGGATTTCGATCTCGGCTTGCGCCTGCGCGAGATCTCCGGTACGCACAAGGGTCAACATGGCCTGCTCGTACTTCTCGAACGCGGCCTTAACCTTGTCGCCCTTCGGCAATCCAAAAGCCATGGAAATCTCCAATCGCTCCAAGTCCTCAGTCCTCAGTCATCAGTTATCAGTAAGAGCGCGGCCGGGCATCCTCCGGTCTGAATGGGAATCTCACCTTCCGCGATGAATCTTTCCGCACGCTCTTACTGACGACTGACAACTGAGAACTGAAAACTTCCCTTCAGATCGCGTACTTACTCATCCCGGCATCGGCCAGGACGCCGTTGAAGTTCTTCTTCAGGCCTTCAACGGTCAATTGCTTGAGCGGCGCCGCGGCAATACGCTTTTTCAGCGCGAGCGCCGGCTGGCCGGCAGGCGCGGGAAGGTTGCCGCCGCTCGGAGCCAAGAACCAATTGATGGCGCTCAGGATCACGCCCAGCAGCGATTCGATCAGGCTGGCGAGCCCGGCGTCGGGAATCACCAAGTCGTTCCAAAACTGCTGTAGATTTCCCTCGATAATGGCGAGCGCGGTGGCGATCTTCCCGAGCAGGGTGGCTTTGTTCGCCGGGTCGGCGCTCTTGTAGGCGTCGATGCCGGCCATGACGTCGGCAAACCCGGCTTTGACCAGCTTCACGATGTTCTCAATCACTCCGCCCAGGGGATTCCCCAGGATGCCTTTGTCGATCAGGATCTGTAGGACCGCCGCGAAGGCCGAAAGCGCCGTAGGAACAAAGTCCTTGATTTTGGTCGCGAGCGACTTCAGCCACGTCGGGCAAGCTAGATACGCCGGCAGGAAGGGAACCACGGCCAGCCATCCGGCGAGTGTCAAAAAGCCTCTTCGTCTCATCGCGAACTCCTTTCAACGTTCCGAGTTTTCAGTCATCAGTTTTCAGTAATCAGTTACTGATGACTGACAACTGATGACTTCTCTTTAGCGGCCGCCGCGGCCTTCGCCTCGAGTAGCGTGCGCACCTTAATCAAGTTCTCGCGCAGGCGGTCGCGTTGTGCTCGGAGGATTCTCAGCCGCCATCGCAAGTCCGCGCGCTCGACCATAGCGTAGAGCCAGCCAATCAGGAATCCCAGCCCCGCCGTGATCGCCATCCCCACAATCGAAATCACAACGTGCCATCCTTGGATTCCTCTGCTTTCTCCGGGTCACGCCAGGTCGCATAGGACTCCAGCATCCCGGAATCGTTCAGGCTGTATTTGGTCACGAGTTCGATCAGTTTCCCGGCGTAGTGGAGGCACTTGGTGTCCTGGCAAATCCCTGGCCGATCCGTCGAGTAGCCGCAGTCCATGAGGGCCACGGCAAACTTCCGCCAATCGCTGCGGACCGCCATCGCAGATTGATACCGCGGCTGATCCAGCAAAAGTTGCGCGTGGGCGCGGAAAGCGCTGGTCAAATCCGGGAATCGCTGGAATTGCGCAAGCCCTTTGACGATCTGCCCATTCTTGATTTCCTGGGTTTCGACTGAGAATTCGCCGTAGTCCTCATTCGACTTTTTCGACTCTTCGACTTTTTCGACTGCGCCAAGCCTAGAAGGAGTTGAAGAAGTCGAAGAAGTTGAAGGCGGACAATAATGCGAAAATTTGATCCCGAAGGGATTCTTGGCCTGAAGGAATAGTGGCGAGGTTCCCCAGCCGCCGCTCGGCGTGGCGCTTTCCAGGATGGCTTGGGCGATGGTGTCGCAGGCGGGAATCTCGTAGTCGCGGTCCGATTGCCGCGCGGGCGGAACGACTTGCTTCAAGAAATCGAGTTGCTGTTTATTCAGCATTTGGGCGACGGCAGCGTGTGCACCCGCCGCCGCCCTCGGCCAGGCTGATCAGGCAAGGCCTACGTCATTCCCGCAAGAGCGGGAATCCAGAAAGTTCGTATCATGAACCCTCATGCTTGTCCTGCATGTCCTTCGCCTTATAGCTCTGGATGCGCCGATAGACGGTGGCGAAGGACAAATCGAGTTTCGCGGCAGCCTTTGCGATACTTCCACCGGTCATGCCGATGACTTGTTCGATGATCAGTTGCTCGATTTCGCGCATCGGGGTTCCGAGTCGGACTGAAATCTCAATCTGATCGGCGCTCACAATCTCACTCATAACATGCAATCCAGCATTGTCAAGATGCCGAGTCTATTTTGATGATACCGGTATCATCAATCTTACGCGGGCAAGGGCCGCACTTTTCGGTGTGTGCGGACGTAGTTTGCCCGGATACGGCGGTAGTCCGCCGGATCGGCGAGCCGCTGTTCGGTCACTACAAGGTGCTTATCCTTTCCTGTGCAGCGCTGCTCGCGCCAAGTGGAGTTGCCTTCCACAATCACCCTCACAACCTCGATCGGAGCGCCGCACTGCAAGCATTTGGTCATGATTCAACCTCAGTTGTCAGTCGTCAGTCTTCAGTTTTCAGTTCTTACTGACAACTGATTACTGATGACTGATGACTTTTTCCCCTGCCTCAGCGGTAAAAGCCTTTGCAGGGCCACATGCCCATCCGGCCGTACCTTTACTACCGGCCTGGCCCCGGGTTCATGCGTCAAACTGTATTCTCCGGCCTTTTCCCACAGAATCGTTCGCGCCGGGCTGGCTGGTCGACGCGCCGACAGAGTCGTGTTACACGGCGCGTTTTGGCTCCCCGCGCCGCCTTTATCTCTCCTACGATAGAGTCGCTTGTTGTGGTGCGCATCATGGTGCCTGTGATTCTTGAACCGCTGGTTCCATTGCCGCTGGGCAAAGCTCTCGCCGCATCCACACTCGCATTCCTTGTTGCGGTCTAAAGGCATCAAACGCTCCGTTTCAACTCTTCAACTTTCAACTATTCGACGGCTTCTGTAGCGGCGGCGCACTTCTTCGAGTTTATGTTCATCGATCTCCGGCGTGCTCTCGTCGCCCGCCATGGCCACTTCCTTGCGCGCCAACCGCGACAACAATTCCTCGATCAGTTCGTGGGCTTGGCGTGGCGTTAGGCTTTCGGGTTCCGGCCTTCGGGAATCGATTGCCACGCCATACCGGTCCGCCAGCCGCTGGATTAGGAATGGCTCCCAGGCGTCCGGCCCCCAGAGTGCGCGCGCAATCTGGCGAACCTTGCCCGCGCGGTATGCCGTCCCGTCTCCGGTCAATTCGCGCATGCACCTTCCGAGGTAGCGGATCTCGGGCTCGCGGAGGCTGTTCCATGAGCTCACCAAAGCCCCATCGCATTCAATAAAAACTGTCCGCCCATTGATCCTGGTGAACCGCCCACCCTTTTTCGCGTAGAACTGCCGAAGCTGCTCGTTCGTCCACTCGATACGGAGCCGGCGCTCGGCATCCTGTGGTTTCTCCCCCTCCAGCGGCTCACCGCACAGTTCTGCGGAGACTTTCCGCCACTCGGCAAACAGCCCGCTGAGAGGCTTACGCATTTTCGATTTCTTATTAACCATTCGTCTCGCCCCCGGCCGTTTTGGGCAGCAAGCGCTGTGCGTTCCCGGCTATAGCCTTACCTAGTTCAGGCAGAATGCAATCCGCGATGGTGCGCCCATCGCGTGTGACAATGTAAGGCAATATCAACTCCCGGAATTCCATCACTCCGCTGTCAGAGGCTTCGAAAACTGATTTGATGTGATAATAAAGCACGCGCCAGATGCGGCGTTCCTCCTGGCAACGGAAGAGTTCTCTTTGTCGATCACTCGAGTGCTTGGGCGCTGGTTTTACCTTTGCCATGATCTTGACAACATAAGGCATCCCATCGATCAGGACCTTAGCTTGAAAACCTTCCAGAGAAAGTTCCCGGCCCTGAGGATCTTGTTCGGATATCACGGCCAAGCCGAAACCTTTATGTGCTTGCAGTAGTTTTCGCAAGCCTTCTTGGGTCCGCGCTATCGGAACGTCTGTGTGCTCGTAGGCCATTTCAATTCACCATGCACAAATCACAAATCGTCCTGCCGCAACTTCGCTCATCGCGCCACCTCGGATTGAAGCCTCCGCGCCTTAGCACATGGGGTACAGTTGCATTGAGGCAGAGAACCGTCTGGCTTCCTGACTAGGTTCCGAATCTTTATAACAAGCCCATGTCCAAAAGGATGGGACCGTCCATGCAGCGGTAGACCGCTGCCAGCACCTTGTCTCGCTCCTCTGCGGCTTCGCTCATTTCAAGACCTTCCTCAGCGGATCGGGTTCCTCCTTCGCGGCACCTTTCTTAGGTGGCCAAAGACCCTGCAACCACCAAGCCGCGATCCACCCAGCGGCACCTCTCCCCATGAGATCCCAGACCGCCTTTTGAAATCCCTTACAGGTAGGACAATTGCATGCCATGGCTTCGGACGCTCCTTCGCGGCACGCGGTCGCCGACTTTCGATTGAGCTGCCGCTTCGGTCATAAAGCAGGCCTCCGTTATCAGTCCTCAGTTTTCAGTGCTCAGTAACTGACGACTGAGAACTGATGACTGAGAACTAAAGTTCAGCGCTACCGCTCGAGTGCTGGGCGGCCGCGTAGCGCGCCGACAGCGCGCGCAGCTTCGCGTAACATTCCGCCGGCACGCGGTCGGTCTTGCCAAAACGATTCAGCGGGCCCCGCGCGTAAGAAATAAGATAAGGAATCCAAACTGCCGGGTCCTCCGCGGCGTTCACACCCTCGCTCGCAAACCGGTTCAGGATGGCGTCGTGCCAACGCTTCGCTTCCCAGTTGCGCGCCGTTGCCAACGTGCGCGCCAGAATCTTCGCGTGCTTCCCGGACCAGGGGCACGTCAGGTGGTTCTCTTCGTTGTAGACGCGCCAGATTTCCTGCGCGACCGGAAAGTGGCGAGAATCGCAACCTCGGGATTCACCCGTTCGGGATTCGGGCTTCATCCGCATCTGGATTTCCCTTTAGCCGCCATGCTGCGCATCTGTTCCGCGTAGCGGTCAAAGGCCTCTGAGGCTTCTTGGTAGTTTGCTGTCAATATGCGATGCACGCTGCCAGCGGCATCGCGATAACGCACGAGCTGCTTGCCTCGGTACTCCGTCCACTCGAGAGTGGCCCGCGGGATCGCGTCGGTGTCGGGAAGAAGCGCCTCAGCCATTAGAACCTCGGGGCTCGGGATTCGGGATTAAGGCTTCGGGTTTTTTCAACTTTTCGACTCTTCGACTTTCAACTCTTCTACTCTTGGACTCTGTTTTCACTCAGCTTCTGGTTGGCGAGCTCTCGAAGCTTACCCGTCAATTCCGGGATGAATAGATCCATGCCGGTCATCTCATGCACGGTGCGGAGCATCGTGAGCGCCTGGCGAAAGAAGGGTTTGAGCGTGTCGACCAGTTCCTGATCGGTCGAAATCCGGTAGTAGCCTGGCGGCCCATTCTTCCCTGCGCGCGCCGAGCCCATCCGCTTGTCTTTTCTGCGCAATTGCTGCACGATTTTCTTGACCAGGCGTTGAATCTCCGCTCGGTGGGGATACTCCGGCATGTTCTTGTCGAGGTGGGTGTAGTTCCACTCGACGGGCCAGAGTTCCTGCGCGATCCGCTCAATGCTTACAGCCTTCGCTGCTCCAACATGTTTCGCGATCAGTTCCTTCACGGCCAGAAAGGGATTCTCCGGGCCATGCTGGAAGCGCAGATCGGGCTGCAGGACCTTGATCGCGCCACTCGTGGTTTTCGGTTTCATGATTCACCCCTCGATGATACCGTCAAGGAAGGACCTGACAGTTCCGCGCGCGTCGGTTTCAGCGCATTCCTTGCAGATCTGCCCGACCCGCCCGACTCTGTCGTCGTATCTGTAAAGATCTAGGTCGTATGCCGCATGGGCACTCCCCCCCTCTTTGAAACACAAATCCCGGTGGCAGAGTAGGCATTGCGAGCCCTGGGATGTTTCCTCTTTGCAGAAGTCGCAACGAGTGATTTCGATCTTACGTTGTTCTATGGTTCGCATGGTTCATCTCCTCGACTTTTCGGCCAAGATTAATTCGCCGATCCGCAACAGCATCTCGCGATTCAGAGCCGCCTCCGTCCAGCCAGCAAATTCCGGGAAAGCTTTCTCCCATTCGGCGCAACTTACTATCGGTGAAGAAAAGGCTCGCTGTGCCGCCAGGATCCGATCAAGGGCGCGTTCCTTTCGTGTCCTCGCGCCATTCGAAGCAACTCTCCGTGGGGATCTTGCCTGTGCATCCTGAAGCGGGAGCAACGGATTCGGATGTCGAATAGGCGTGGGGCGATAATTGTGCGATCGCACAATCGGAACATCCGAAAGCACCGCCCGGATGCTCGAAAACTCTCCTCCAGGTCGATTTGTAGTTCGAGGCCTCATGGTTTTGATCCTCAGCAGACAGTCACGGTCAGCAGGTAGCGCAGACCTGTTTCCCAAGGTCTGCGGTTCTTCTTCGCCATCATAGATACGGGCCGCGGACCTAACAAACAGGTCCGCGCTACCACTTGCTGATCATCCAAATCCACGCCGCGCCCACGCCGACCGCGATCGCCGCCGTCGCGATTCGGCGGAGCCAGGTCAAGCGCCGTTCGCGTTGCCAAGCGGCCATCCCCGCACGCTGCCGTTCGATTCGGCCAAGGATTTCCGCTTCGCGCACCTCGAGGTCGGCGCGGAGTTGGGCGTCGTGCTCGGTGTCGTCGCCGCGCACGCGGGAGTTCAGTGGATTCCCGCTTTCGCGGGAATGACACCGTTGCGTCGGCGCGGGAATGCCCGGCCCGAGGTTCGTCACATCTCGCCATAAGCGATCCACAGACGCATCTGACCAGTTGGGCAGTTTGACGCTCCGTACGGCCGCGGTGCGGATTCGCTTCTCGTCTTCTTGGCTCCAGTCCATGTTCCACCTCAGTTCTCAGTCATCAGTTTTCAGGTTTCAGCCTCGGGCAGATGTCCGATCGCGCCTTCGCCGAGATCTCTTCCCCATTTGCGTGCTTTGTTCTTTTCCAACTTCATCTGTGCAGCAAGCAAAAGATCACTGAACTCGAACCCCGCTTTTCGAGCGGCATCAAAGAGAAGCAGGAGACAGTCGGCATATTCCTCGATTTCAAACGGATCGACCTTGAGTTCGCCAACCTCTAATTCCAAATGATGGATCGTACTGTTCAGTCTTTCGTCTCCGAAGGTCGTGTCTGACCATTTCCCGATATCGTGAAAGAGTTGCTGCATGGCTACGCGGCCCTTCCCGCGCCCGAATCCCTAAC